CGAGGACGTCCTGAAGCGCGCACAGACGAAGCTCAGCTTCGGGCGCATGACCTTGCCGCACCAGCTGATGCGTCTGGTGCTGGTGGAGCAAATTTATCGAGCGGTGAAGATCAATCGGGGGGAACCTTACCATAAGTGACGACGAAAAATTTGTGGAATGCAAGGCAGGTATTAATAGGATAAAAAATAAGCTCCTCCCACAAAATCAGTGGAGAAGCTAGATAGTTCAGCTTATTGTGCTTGCTTAGTACTTTGGAGAAACTAATTCAGGTCTATTTTTTAGCTCTTCAGTCAAATGATCACTAAAAGTAATGTTTTTTGCAATGTTTATTAACTCTTGTTGGGAACTCGTTTTTTGATAATCAGAGAGAATCTCTTTTAGAATAGAAAAAGCGATAGTAATATTTTCTTCGTTGACATTATCAGTATCAATTCCAGCAAACTCTCGATCATTATAATCTGCTTTATTAAGTATTACCGACACCAAAATTCTTCCAACGTGGAAAGGATAGTTAGTCGCAATTGCATCCTCTTGAGCAGTAGTTGTAACCATGCTCCTTAATGTACGCTCAACCTGTTTCATAACTTCAATGCTTATTAAGTAAATTTCTGGTTGTCTGGTTGCAGGAAAAAGACGTCTATAGTCTTTTTCGTTTTTTGTAAGAGTGGTTGGATTAGATCTTGCTTTCGATGGATTTTTTTGTACAAGTGCGGTTAAGCATTGGGATAAATATTTAATTGATATTATTTTACTTCTTGGCTTTCCTTGATTCTTGTAGAAATTTTTCCTTCTATCATAGTAGAAACCTTTAGAAAGTAAGTACTCCTCAATATTCCTCTGTACTGTGTCAGTTGCTCTTAAAGTGGAAGGAGGAACATAATTTTGTGAGTTAGTGGATTTAATTATTGCGTCTGAAGTTTCCTTTTGTCCTGTGATAACTATTTTAAGTAGTAGAGACCTTTTATCGTCCTCAAAGGAGCCGTTGGATAATGCATTAAAAATAGTGTAAGAAGTTTGTAGACCATTAACGATCTGAATGTTGTCTAAGTGGAGTGTTTTTCCGGCCAAGGTGCCTTTTTCAGCAATAATTGTTACCCCATTATTAAGCCACCAGAAATCAAACTCAGGTTTTTCAGTAACTGTTTCTCCAATTTCTTGATTTACATCAGTATTGTTTTGATAATCCCTTACGTTTGATTCAAATAAATATTTACGAAGTGTTCCGTCTGAGTCAGAGAGGAATTTATAATACTCAAAAAGTGTTGTCGATGCTATATATCCACCTTGTTCTTGCTGGTAATCGATTGTAATCGGTGTTTCATTTAATTTTAATGGTAAAGAGTATGTTGGATTTTTTCGAGATAATTCCATCAAAGACTCGGCATCTACAATATGGTATGAGTACTCAATAATGTTTCCACCAGTGTTTTTAACTTTTTGCGATAGCAGAACCATTTTTCTTAGATATGCATCGTTCTGTGTGTCAGGACCTAATGTTTTGGTTTTATTGCCTTTACACACGTGATAATAGTTCACGAGAATCTTTGGATGTCGTCCAGCAATCTTCATCCATGTACTGTGAAATAGTTTTATTTTTTCAATTAGTGCAGGATTGAAAAATTCACTAAGAGTATCAAAATCGGTACCGAGTTGAAAAATATGATCTGCTGATGCGATAAAGCGGTCTACGACAAGTTCTTCCACGGAATTAGAATTTTTATATTGCATAAGGTGAAGTTCAAGCGTTGGTTGATTAGTAGCTTTAATTTCATCTGGATCATAGATGAATTCACCGTTCAAGAATACAAAAAAGCCATCAACTCCACCATCTCGTGAAGCCCCGATAAGACCAGACTCGATTTCCTCGGAACCAATATCTTTATCCTTTAGTATTTGTTCGGCAGAGAAAAATTCAAATGCTATATCAATGCTTTTGAAGGCTCCAGTATTCTTATATTCTTCTATTATACTATTTAAAAGATATAACTGCGTACTCGTGGTAATCACGCTACTTCCCTAATATGATAGTTATATATTAACAAAAATTAAATGGTTGTTGAATACTGGATTTAACCTTGCCGTTATAGACAACGCGGAGAACCGTATCATAAGTGACGGCGAAATTTAGGGTGTGGGGGATGTTATTGCGTGTGGTTCGGTCTAGAAGCTATTTGAACCGCATTGACACTATCTTACGAGTATTACCGTCAGTACTATGAGTGATCATCTGTTTTAGGCAAAAATCAACTTGCTCAAATGTTGTTGGATTCGAATCCCAAATCCACGTCGATAGGTGCACAATTAACGCGAATAAACTATACAGGCATCATTTTCTCGATCGAATCATTATAACAAAGGCTAGAGAGCTATTAAAAAATCTTTAAATATTTAAAGATAACCTATTTTAAATGAGAAAGCCCTCACTCCAACACCGTGGAAAAATGTGGTATACACTAAGCTGCTATGGTACACTTTCATTAAGCCCATATATGCTGAATGTACTAGAGGGAGGGCAATTTTGAAAGATATAACACAAAATGTGAAGATAATAAATTCTGAAGCAGCAAAAGTATTGGAAGAGGCTATTATTGAGGCACAAGAGGGTCAAAGATTTTGGAATAGGTGGATGACACATACGACAGAAGTTGCTAAATCCCCAAGTAAAACTTACATTACCTTTCTAGGAACTGCTTTGTTGGCAAAATCTGTAGATGATAGAGTCGATGCTTTATCAATAAAGAAATCTTCAGGCCCAAATGGTTATTCGGCTAGGAGTCTTGGTCATGGGGTATTAGTACCAGCTTCAGTTGTTCATGGCTTTGATTTAATTGCTAAGGGGAGAGAACCACTTAATAATCAGCCATTCTTCTCACATGATAGAGTTGACCAATTTGATAAGTTTCGAGGAAATATTATATCTCATTATGAATATTTTTTAAGTTGTTTGAAAGAGATAAATACCTTGAAAAAGGAAGATGCATTCCTCGCATTAGTTGCTTTTCTAAAAAATAGATTATTAGCGGCAGAAAAGACTAAGTTTATTATTCCTTCAGATGTTATAGACTCCCTAAATATTAAAAGGGTTTTGGAGGTAACTGAGCGATTCATATTCGAGGAAGTTGAAGGTGGCAAACGAGCACAAGCTTTTGTTGCAGCAGCATTAGACTTAATTTTTGAGTCCGTTAGAACGATAAGGATAAATGACCCTTCTTGGCGTTTTCCAGGTGACGTACAAGTTATTTCTGATGAAAAACCGGTTTTAGCTGCGGAAGTAAGAGCCAAAAAAGTAAGTGAGTCGGAAGCTATCCAGTTCTCTAGGGGATGCGCTGAACAAGGTATCCAGCACGCAATGATAGTAGCTTTGGCACAAAACGGAGAGCTACTCCCGAGACGGGAAATAATGAAGCGTGTAATGAGTGAATATGATATTTTAGTTACAATAGTAGAAAGTGTAGAAGAAATGTTGACGTACGTGTTAGCATGGAATAATCATATAAAGACTGGGCTTATTACAGACTTTCCAGAGAATATGTTGAATAGATTATCTGAACTAGAAGTAAAGGAACAGACATTGAACTTATGGACAGATACTTGGAAGAAAGAAGATAAGGTATCCTGAAAATGCAGGATACCTTATCTTTAAGTTTTAGCAGAATAGTCTGGATGCTCACCAAGTAAATGGTGGAATTTATCTGGGACATCGCTAATTTCTTCAGCTTCTGGAATTGGCCTCAAAAAAGGCACAGCTAATGTAGGATTGTTAGGCAAATACATATTGTGAAAAAATTGTTCGATAATTGCACGCCCAAGAATCTCTGCTATTAGAGATGGTACAGCATTACCAATTTGTTTTTGTACGGATTGTCGTGAACCGAAAAAATGAATACCTTTTGGAAAGGTTTGAATAGCTGCCAATTCATTTTTTGCAAGGATTCGATTTTGCCAATGAAAGGGTCCTATTGAAGGCCCTGGTTGAGCTTGAATAGTCCAAGAAGGTTTATCTTTAGCAAGCTTTAACAGGAAACTCCAGTATCTTGTTCTCCATCCGAATAGGGGAAGTCCTCCTTTTCTATTGGTGTGCCAAAGATAATTCTCACCCTCCGGAATTGAAGGAAGCAGTTCAGCCCAGCGCCCTCTCATATTCAAGGTTTCAATTGGCTCGCTAGGAATTAGATTGCCAATTGCATCCCAAGCAGTTGTATATGGTAACATTTCTTCAAACTGTAAACTGCTATTTATTACCTCGATTGGAAAATGTGTGGGTTCAGGAAATTTAAACTCGAGTCCTTCTCTATGGGCAACGATGAAAAGCCTTTTCCTTATTTGCGGCACCCCATAATCTGCAGTATTTATGACTTTCCAAGAAAGATTGTAGTTTGTTCCTTTTTCTGCATTAATTTCTTTTGCAAGTTCTTGAAGTAACTTAAATCCTTCTTCTTTTCCAGAATAGTTTATTCCATGTACATTTTCGAACACGAAAACTAAAGGTAATGTATCCCTGATACATCTCATATAAGCATAAAGGGTATCAGACCTTGAATCTTCCAACCTTTTAGGCCCACCTTTAAACCAGTAGCCAGCCTTTGAGAAAGGCTGACAGGGAGGTCCACCGATAAGTAGGTCAACATTTCCTTTAGCTAGGCCCCCGGTTTCCAAAATTTCTTCACTTGTGACTGTGTGTATATCTTTCTCAATAACTGCCCAATCTCTATTGGTTCTAAGTGTCTCACAGCAGTCATGATCAAACTCTACAGCTACTTTTGTCTTAAAACCTGCTGCTTCAAAACCGTAGTCCATACCGCCAGCACCGCTAAAAAGACTAATCATATTCAAAGAATTATTCATTTAATAGACCTCCAAACGAAAGCAAAACCTAGACTCAGATTATATCATATTAGGGTTTCTAATTGTAAAAATGAATTCAACTTTAACCCAATTGTATCAACTTGCCAGTGATTTTTTCAATCGCTGTATGAATAGGTTGTTTCCAAGTTACGGAACAATTTTAAATGTGATTCATTCTCTTTCACATATTCTTCTTCCAAGCGACCTGTAGACCTGTAGTACTCACGGAGTTACTTGTTCCAATCGCTCCAAAACAGTCCCACGTTGACACTCATGTATAAAATTCAATTAGCATGATCAACTATGGCATTCACCCGTGCGGCTTACGTATTATTCGTCCATGCCCTCCCGCGCTTCCATCTGCGCATACGCTTCGCCAAGGCCAATCGAGCGATAATATTCTATTCGCGTGTCACTTGCTCCAAACGTTTAATCACAGCACCATGTTGCTCCACCGGGCCAAATTTCAGAATCGCCGCTGTGATTGCCTGTTCCCGCGCTGCTTCTCGGATCTTAATCTCTTCAAGCCCATAGTGCATATAGCCGCCATTGCTTCCATTGGTGAGCTTGTGCTTCATCTCGATAGCCTTGATGGCGGTGACCGGACTGACTACTTCCATCTTGCTCAACGTGTCGAATCCCTTCTGAATGACTTCATCCAGTAGCTCCAGATCGTGTCGAATGCGTTTCGCACTGTCTTGATCGACCAGTTCTTTCTCCAGCGTGGCTTTGGCCTTGGCACGTTCTTCGGCGCGGTTCTCCTTATACTGTGTATTGCCCTTTTCTCTTGCCTTATCCCGCGCTGAATCTTCCAACGCCTTTTTGAGCGGGTCTACCTTCGCGTGTAGAAGTTCAATCGTGAGTCCATTTACAATCGCTTCCCGGCGCTGCCTGATGTAAGAGTACATGGTAGGAATGCTGATCGGGAAGCCGTTATCATTACACCATGCCACCAATTCCTTCACAGGTGTACTGTCATCAATCATCTTGTCCAGAAGCGGCTTGTTATTCCATTTGGCCAGTGCCGCTTCCTTGCCGGGCATGAATTTGTTCGTTCCGTTTTTGAGTCGATCTTGCTTTTTGCTCATCATGCTCCCCCCGTATCGTTAAGCTATATAAATGTAATATAACGATTTGGCTACGAATTAAAGGTGACTGAACTTTAACTCGGCATGCGTCATACAGGCTGTGGAAGGACGGTCTTGCTTTCATAAAACAACTGCTCACCCCATAATCGTTAAGATGAGCAGTTGAAAGTGCTTTCATAAATTCAGATGGCGATTTCGATTTTCTCCCGCTTCCGTGCTTGTTTTCGCTGGAGGGAATCCCCCGCCGTTACTGCAACAGGAGAATCGGAGAAGTAGGAATCCACGTTTTCATCAAAGCTCAGTTCAATCGTGTCGATCTTCTTGCTTGTGTCCATTGTGATTCGCTTGATGAACAGGTGAAGCAACGTTTTTCGCTGTTCGAATGGCGCGGCTGTGAGTCCCTGATGGAATCCATAAATCAACTCTCGTACCTGCTCGAAAACGACAGGGGAGGTATTGTCTTCGGTTAGTTCAAGCTCCAGCCGGGATTTCTCCGCTCGGAATTTGATTAAATCGGCCTGAATCTCCTGCATTCTCCCAGTAAAGAACGATTTGTCCACGTTCCTATGCTCGAATAGATCGAGGTATTTCTGCTTTTTGGACTCAGCCTGTTCTAATTGGCTTTTAATGTGATCTAGCTCCGATTGGAGCGGTAATGTTCGGGTCGCGAGTCGGTGGTTCATTTTGTACACGATGGCCTTTAGAATGCGATCTTTGGACAGTACCTCCGCTAACCGGTTCATTACCTCTTCTTCGGCCTCCTGCTTCCGAATGCTATTGGCAGAGCACACACTACTTCCTTTACTCCGAAATGCTCCACACGAGTAATACAAGCGATTAACGACTTCTCCCGTCTTCGTTTTGCTCCGGGTACGGCTGGCGACCATCGCCGCTCCACACTTCGGACAGCGAATCAATCCGGATAGCAAGAACTCACCGTCGAAGATGCGAGACGGCGTGAAAGATTTCTTCTGCAAAAGGAATTGGACTTTCTCCCATAATGCATCTGAAATAATGGCTTCATGCTTTCCATCAGCAATGATAGGCTCAGCGCTCTTGCCTCGTCTTCGCTTGTTACTCCAGTTTTCGTAGCGGTTGTAGCGGATTTTACCGTTGTAGAACGGATTGTTCAGGATTTCCTTTATAGCTGTCGTAGAGAAGGTGTTGCCGGTCTTAGTATTGTATCCACTGTGGTTTAGCTCGTTGGCGATGCTCTTTAATCCACGCCCGGTAGCGTAGAGTTCGAATATTTTTCGGACGATGATGGCTTCTTCCGGCACAACAGCAACAGCCTTAGACCGTTCGTAAGATTCGCTGGGGTCAGCGATAATCTGATACCCCAGCGGCAATTTTCCATTATGCTTGCCCTTTTCGGCACGTTGCTTCATTCCCATTTTGACGTTTTCGACAATTGTATCACGTTCGAAATCTCCAATGGCGCCCATCATTTTTACAGTGAGCTTCCCGGTTGGTGTTTCCGTTTCGAAGTTTTCTGTAAATGAGCGGAACGATATGTTCAACCTTTTCCAATCTTCAATAGTGTTGAGTAGATCCAGCGTATTCCTAGCCAGCCGATTTATCTTCCAAACTAAAACCTCATCAAACAACCCTTTTTCTGCATCTTTCAGTAGCTTCTGAAATGCCAACCGTCCTTCAATGCTAGTACCACTAATACCAGCATCCACGTACTCTTCATAGACTTCCTTGCCATATAACTTGCAGTAGTCACGAAGTGTCTTAAGTTGTGCGCCAATACTGTATCCCAATAATGCCTGCTCTCGGGTACTCACGCGGGCATAAATAGCCACTTTAATCGGTTTGTTGGTCATGGTGATCGTCCTTCCTGTTATTGCTGATCTCCAAGCATGCTCTCTTTCAGCCCTAGTTCTATGGTGAAAAATCTTCTTCAAAAGATTAGATGTTTAAGCGTGGCAGTGCCTTGAATCTGTATTCCGGTTACATCCCGGTCAGGGGGAACATGAACGCTCAGGATAAATCCACGGAGCAATGCATTTCGTTTCCCCGCTTCGATGGTATGGAATGATTTGAACAGCTTTTTTAATGCGCTGCGGACTTCTTTTAGTGATACAGCGCTACGCTTCAGTTCAGCGAGCTTTGATTCCAACTGGTACTTGCTCTCGTTCAGCATCGCTGTAGCTTGTTTCATGGATTCGAGTTGCTCTACAAGTTCGACAAGCTCGATACATTCACTCTCGAATTGCTCGTAGCAGCGCCGCTGCTGCTTTTCCAGTTGCCTTAAACTCATGGTGGTCTGAGCTAATTGTTCCCGTAGTTGCTTCTCGACCTCTTTGTTCCTAAGATTAATCCGGGTAACGATCAGGCTCAGCAAGCCCTCTTCTGTGAGCATGTGCTGGAAACGGGACAGCGTTTCGTTTTCAGCAGGTGAAGCGGGAATCATATTTGCTTTACACACCACCGCCCCCTTATTTCTGTAATTTCCACATACGTAATAGTGGTCCAGCCTCACGCTACTGTCTTTTCGAACGGCTTTCTTATGCGCTGGAACCATGCTACCTCTGCATACCGGGCATTTTAACAAGCCAGCCAGTGGATAATGTCGGCTAATCTGTTTGCTCGGCGTTCGGGAACGCTGATTCAGAAGCGTTTGAACTTCGTTCCATAGCTCGCTGCTGATGATTGGCTCGTGTTTGCCCTGCACTACTCCCTTTGAACGGTCACCGGAAGCTCCGGTAAACTTCTCGTGAACGGTGTACTGAATGTGGCCGATATAGTTGATGTTGGTCAGGATACCTCGAACGGCAGCGATGCTGAACGGCTTGTTCCGCTTCGTCATGTATCCAGCCCTATTTAAATGGCTCGTGATGGCTTTAAACCCGCTTCCGCTCTGATACTGCTCGAAGATCATTCGGACAAGTTCTGCCTCATGCGGAATCACTCTAACGTGCGGCTCCGCATCGCCTCTCGTTACCCATTCGTACCCGAGAACGTTATTGCCGCTGTTCCAGTTTCCCGCCGCGCTCCGTTTCTGCATTCCAAGGCGTGTGTTTTGGGCAATCTGCTCTCGCTCCATTTGGGCGATAGCTCCAAGCATTTTCGCCGTCAGGCTCCCTTGTGGCGTATTGGAGTCGAATCGCTCGGTCAGGCTCATATATCCGATATTGTGCTGTTTGAACAATTCCAACATCTTGAGCTGATCGACTAGATTTCGCGCCAATCGATTCAGCTTCCATGTGATGACGGTTTGGAATCGGCCTTGCTTCGCGTCAGCTAGCAGTTCGAGCAGCGCGGGTCTTCCGTCTATGGACTTGCCGGAGTATCCATCGTCCACATATTCGCGGTATATGGAAAGATTGTGGTCAGCGGCATAGGCACGCAGTTCTTCAAGCTGTCCGGGGATGCTATAGCCTTGCTCGGCTTGGTCTTCCGAGGAAACTCGGACGTAAATTGCGACTAGGTTCGTATTAACCACCTCCAGAAAAAGGAAACAATAGTCAATACGGTCAATCATAAGTGCAGTTCAAACGACCTTCAAACCGCATTTTCATGAGCTTTTTACAGAAATAGTTCAAATTTTTTGAGATACCACCCGCTTTTTTGGAGCGGGTGGCATTCTCATGCTTTAGTGATTTAGGGCTTCCTTGGGGATTGATGACGGTGTATGTAAGGAAGGAGTAAGTCCGTGAGTAGATCGAGGATTCGTTCGAACTCTTGTTTTTCTTTGGTTGTCGTCTCCATTATGCAACACCCTCCGTGCATGCTTACTCTTAGTGCATGTGGTTAAGCGATTGGAGTGCTTTCGGTTTTAGGATACAAGGTATGCAGTAATTTTAAACCGTCGTCTAGCTACATCTTTTCAGGTGCCATGCCTTATATGCGAGGCAGCTATTAATCTTAAATGAGTATTTAAGTATAAAGCTTTGCCCCTTCTGTAAGCATTTTGTGATTTTTTGGTTCTTTATGTTGCTTAGCGCGGTCTTCAAACTTTTTCAGATAATCAAATACGTCTCGTTTTGGAATTTGGATACTCTTATTGGAAGGGGTTAGCTCGTAATAGCTATCATCAAACCCGATTTTCCTGAGGTCGTCTATTACACTTAACACCAATCGAAAATAAGTGCTATACCTCCAATAATCACCTCCTCGATCACACATTGCGTCAATAAAGGAGTCGGCATCAAAGGCTGTAAAGTCAGTATCTCTCAATACTTTGTTTGTATTTCCAAATAAAACCAGGAACTCCCAGTTACGTTTAAGAGGGACTATGCTGAAGTTATCTCCGTATTTATCAAATACTTTATTCAGCTTTTCTAAGGGGATGTAGTCACTTCCATTCTTCGTGAATGAAATAATCACTTTTTCTAGCATTTTATCAACCTCGCAATAAGGAATTTTATACATATATTGCTCCCGAAATTGATCTTCGTATCTTTTGTCATTGGGGCCATCGAAAGGATGGTACAGATCACAAGTCAATTCCATTACTTGTTCGCGACTAACTTTCTCATCATCAAAAACCACGAAGTGACTACCTTCTCCGCGTCCAAAGGTTACATAGCAGTATCGATCTGCCTCTGGAAATGTTTTATCGATATCATCTACACCTACATAATGCATCGTTTCTTCAAAAACAACATATTTACCAAATTTAATAGACATTCTAATACCTCCAATTATGTTTTGTGATATTCCTGTTTTTAGAAATTACGGAATATGAATAATAGTTATTTTGGTGGCCCAGTTTCCCGCAAGATCATTAGCACTGCAATCCTTCCCTCATCAATTGTGTTTTGCCTTATCTATTACACCCATGTTTGCTTGTTTCTATACACCCCCTCTCCACTTAGGCTTCTTAGAGACTTGTGGATAACTAGCGTCATGACACTTCTCCGTTTGCCTCAGCTATCTCGAAAAAATATTTTTTAGATTGAAGTTTTACTTTTCAGATACTTGGTAAGTTTCGAGTTCAATATAGTTCAGGTACTCTACATCGAACCGACGCGACTCCAACAGCTTCAACGTGTGCCCGGATGCGGATAACTCAGCTTTTAGCGCCTCGTAGTCACCTTTCACGACTTCAGGCTCAATTAAGTTCCTGCTCCGGAGGTATAGCCGCTTGCCATACGAACGCGGGTCGGCTTTGAATTCAGCTAAGTTTTTTAGCAGATACTGCTGAAGCTTGTTGTGTCCGGTGCCCATCGGCACATTGTAGATTCGTTTCACATGCACAATGCCATGCCCCCAAATGTGCTGGAACGTCCCATCTTTCAATTCATGAGCTGGAATACGCGGCAGATCAGCCAGCAAGTGAAAGTGGGGCGTACTGCGGCGCTGGAATGAGCGAACTCCTAAATACTTGAAATCCCCATACCGTTCCCGCATTCGCTTGATCCAATTCTCGAAATCGCGACCCGCTTCATCCAACGTTACGTCCTCTTTCCCATACGTCAGGGTAATGTACTTGTGGCCTGTGGTGAAATTCATATCCATCAGGTCTTTGAATCCCTCACGCTCGGAAAGCGTTAAGGGTCTCGAATTCGGGATTCTAGCCGCCCTGCGCTCATCCATGCTCATAGGCTCTTGGATAATGGTGAGAACTTGTTTCGCCACGTTGGAGAGCGACTCGCTGGCATTGATCGCATCGATCTCAGTTAGACGCTGTTTGTTCTTCGTGTGGGAATTAATTCCAGCGGAGTAAATTGTTCTTCCATAGTGCCTTATCTTTGCGCAGTTCCTAATAATGGTCATCCGGGAGTTATAGCCGCCCATGCTCATCTTCATCAGCCTCCTTGGTTTATGTGGCCCCAGTGGGGCTTTGGTCTAAATAAACCCGGGAGTGGAAAGTTTATGCCGTTCGCTTCACATGGGGGAATAGGTAGATCGGAGCAAGGTTCATCATCCACTGAAAGCAAAAAGCCCCACCATCGATACGATGGACGATTAACGTCCCGTTTATCGCTGGTGGGGCAGGGGAGAGATATGGAGACAGGGCAGGCAGGTGTGGCATACTGCCATTCTCATCAATCGACAGGTAATTGCTTAGTGGAGTCGGGAACGGGCTGCTGAGTTGAATTTTAACAGCGTAGCCCATACAGGTAACGAGACAGAAAAGAGAACCGCGTATATGAAACGTTCGATTTGAACGTGGAAGCGGGTTATAGCGTTCAGCAGCCGAGAGAAGTCGGTGTGTTTTATTGAACTCAGGTGTATGACCATTTTGAATGCAGATCAGTTCTGATGGAAGGGAGGAGTAATTCTATATAGCCTATGAAGTGTGCCTGATGATGGTTTCCATTCTTTATGTGCTGCGAAGCAGCACACCCACCCCCATAGGGGGTGGGTGGTTTATGGATTCTTATGAGAGATGTATGGAATGTTTCCATATGGTGAGTGGGCTTCGCCCACGTGAAAGATTACAAACATCTGAAAGACCTATTAATTAATGTTCATCTGACCCACAGGTGCTTTTAAATTGGAGTCATAAAAACTTTTTATAACTTTCCTCTGATTTATTGTTTTCGTTTATACCACCACGGCTGACAGCGGTAGCGGGCTATTCAACTTCCCTCCCTTGAATTTTAGAACCAGAAAAACGGCCAGGCTTCAATGGGCATAGGACATCCATGGATATTCTGGTTCGTTCCTGCCTGTGACCTCCTCACTTCGCTCGGAAGACTCCGTTTCGCTCCGTCCCTTCGGTCTTCAGAGGAGAGTCAGATGTGTCAGATGTTTAAGTGTGAATTCAGATTCACTTCCGAATATCGCACTTTTATACCGCTACAGAGAGAACCCTGTAATTTCCACACCACTCTCCATAAGGAACATAGGCCAATTTTCAAAGTAACTGATACTTATTCCGGACTTTTTATTGATGAAGATGGTGAAAGAGTGTTTAGTGATGTTTATTTTCAACGTTATTCACCAGCAGGGAGAACGTCAGGATACTTTGTTATTGAACCTCGTAGTTAAAAGTGTTAGGAAATCAGTTAGTACAGCAGGGAAACGGCTAGCTTCATAACTGACATTAATGCATTAATTTAAGCGTGGAAGCGGGGTCCAGCTGATTAGGTGTTCGAGAGAAGTCGGTGTGATTTATTAAAATCCCGTCTAACCATGAACCGCAAGTGATGGTTAAAATAGGGGAGGAAAGCGGAGCCCCTGTATCCTTTAATTTGTGAATAGACGATGAGAATTGGCTTATAGGGGCTCGACGAAGGTTCGGAAGTAGAATGATCCAAAAACGCGAGGGTTTGTGTGGGAGAAACAATTTAAATATCCCATAAACATTTCTTGTGTTTATTGAATCAAGTTTACATAGACCAAGGTTAAACAAAGAGGAACTACAAAGTATACCGTGTAAGGAATGAAAAAATTGAATCCGCCGACCTTACGAATATGGTATTCCTGTAGTTTTTGATCATCTTTATTATCTTTGATAATCTTTTCGATTTTCTTCTCAGCGTGCCGAAGGTAGATGTTGTTAATAAAAAAGCCAAGCGGGACGTTAAGTAAAAGCATAAACACCAATCTAAACTCTAATGTGCTTAAATTCAAACTTGAAGTTACGACTAGCATAAACACGTTTGCGACTAAGAAGATGATAAATGCAAGGTACATCTTGCGGTAAAGCAGGAAAATGCCTCCGAGCCAGAAAGCTCCCCAATTCCATTTTGAGTTTTTGTTCCACGCTTCGATGTAATAATCATTGCTGGCGAAATTCTGTAAGTGCTCCTCTGTTACGATAGGATTTTTAATGTAACTCAAAGGTATACGCCCCCTTCTATTGCCGGATATCCAATACTATTCGACCTAAATAAGTTTAAAACTAATATTTAGAACCACCTGCACCCTATGTTCGGTTTAGCACCGTAAGAATTTACACAGCATTATTCATTCATGAATTCCTGTGCCTTTTCCAAGGCATTTATGGCATTTGTAGCTTCGTCCTCTGTTAGATGAAATCCTTTGCCCTCTCGCCAAGGTTTATCCTTGGATTCCCTCCACCATTTTTGAAACGCTATGTACCGATTTCCGCCCTTTTCGATAATTAGGGTTTTTATGGATTGAGTGCTTGATATCTCCCTATCCGCTACAATATTGATTAGACGGATGTTTTCATCCGCAAAAACTAGTTTATCGTTGTCCATTAATTGTTGCCCTCCCGCTACTCTTCAATAAGATGTATCAGGTCTTTTTTTACAACCGAAAAGCCCCGTTTCTCCCAGTGCTGCACAAACTTTTCTGTGCATTTGATTTCTATGCCAGAGGTGCCATTGCGCATTATAAATCCTTCTCGTTCTTTTGAAAGTTCATCAAACACGGTTATTTTCTTGTTCATGATTTTAGTTCTCCTTTTGACATATAACATTTCTAACTACAAGGATCGATGATTAAATAGTACTATTAAGTACTGAAATCATCAACTTTATTTTTAGTTCGATTATCTGTAAGTGCTTTGAGACCTCTTCTAACCTTGTAGTAGAGGTGGTTTTGTGAAATTATCGACTCTAGTCGGGGGAAGAATTAAGGCGTTGCGAAAAGCGAAGGGCTGGACTCAGGAGCAATTAGCTGAAGCATCTTCACTTCATTATAGTTATATTGGTGGGGTGGAGCGTGGAGAACGCAATATTTCCCTGGACACTCTTGAAAAAATTGTTGGAGCACTTCAAGTTCCACCTATGGAGATATTTCGGATTGAGCTTGGAACTGATGCTGAAAGGGATCACCAGACGGCACTGGATGAGCTGATGACATTGATGGGCAGTAGGGACATCGAAGAGCTTGAGATGATTACGAAGATTAATCGAGATATCTTCAAGGCAATTGACGCTAAAAGAGGATGACGCATAAAAACGCCCCGGGGCTAACTTTTAAAGGTTAGACAGCCCTGGGGCGTTTAGCTTAGAAAACAGTATTTTGACGTTAAAGATTTTCGATTCTGATTATGGATGAATTCAGAGCTTGTGTAAATTGATCTCCCGGAAGATGACGATTTTGAATCCAGTAATCGTAAAGATGACTTATCCCTGATTGATACGAAACTATGGGGATGCTATCAGGATGTGATGAGAGTTTATCGATGTTGTCTTTATACATTGAATCGTAGTATTGTAAGGCATCTTCCCAGGCTAACATTTAATCAACCTCCGCATGATTTGGATTTGTCTCACTCTGCAGAGAATCATACGGATCAGGGTTAGCATTAGACAAGTTCGGTTTATCTGAATGATTATGAAAAAATTTTGGTGGATTGAGCGATTGCTATATTTTCCTTGTCCTTATACAAATATCCTTTAAGTTAGCCCTATAAAGAAAATACACCACAATTGTGGTGTTTGAATTTATTCCTTATCCTTTGGGAGGGTAAGGATCATTGCCATGGCTATCGCGAGCTTGTATCTTCCCGTCTTTACCATGGATGAACAATTCGCTCCCCTGATTTCGCGAGATTTCACGGGCGATTTGGGTGGCTTCTTTTTTTGTATCTGTAATCCGAGTTACCTTCTGATTACCGGCCCCTCTAACGGCCCATTTATCACCGTAGGGTACAACGTGTTGGTCTGGCATATGACCGCCCCCATATCAAGTCTTGTTCTATTTCCAAAATAATGATACCATAATAAGCCAATTGTATCAATATATTGTGTGCAATTACGGTTGATATCATATATGTTGTGTCGGAGGAAATAAGATTCCGCTTTAAGGAGGGAATTAGATGAATCGCAGCTTTGATATGCATGTGATACTTAACGAATTAGCCAAAGATCGTCCAGTTTTTCATTCAGAAGCAGACTTCCAATTTGCGCTTGCATGGAAAATTCAATTATTGTATCTGGATGCATCAATTAGATTAGAGTATAACCCTCAAGTATTTAAAAGTAGGACTTACATTGACATTTGGATTCGCTTTCCTAGCGGGCAAAATATTGCGATTGAACTTAAATACAAAACAAAGGAAATGAAATTACAACATCACGGAGAGACATATGAATTGGCACGACATGGGGCGCCAGCTAATAACCGCTTTTTAATAGTTCAGGATATAGGACGTCTCCAACATGTTGTAAAGCATGTGCCGAATACGCTCGGGTACGCTGTTATCGTAACTAACGATAATGAATATTGGCAAGAATGGAGAATCCCTAAAGAAACCAAGGATAGAGCATTCAGGGTTCATGAAGGTGCATTTCTTAGTGGAGAACTTAAATGGAAAGAAGACACAGCAAAGAGCACAATCCGGTCACTGGGAGAATCTTTATACCTTGATGGCGGATATAGAATGAAGTGGTTTGACTATTCAACATCTACAGGTACTATATTCAAGTTTCTCGTGAATAAAGTTACCCAAATGTAA